CTTCCGGAGTGTCTCCCAGGTCTTCTTCCCCAACTCGCCCATGCCCTCGAAGGATTTCCTGATTTCACCCATGTTCACCTTGGGGTCAGTCAGGAGACCGACTACTTCACCCAGCCACTTCGCTGCTGCTTCAAGCGGCTGACCCGCTGCAGCAATATCCATCAAGCCTTTGGTCAGACCCTTGTTGAAAGTGCCTCGTTGACTAGCACCAGCAAAAATGGTGTTGAGGTTCTCAATGCCCATAGCGGCCATCGTCACATCCGTGGCCATGCCACGCATTTCCATTCTTACGGCAGCGATCCCACCCTTGAGATCCTTGTAATTCCGTTCCAGACCCTTGTAGGAAAACATGGCGGCTTGCTGCTCACGAATAGCGGCAGAAAGAACTGACAGGGCAGCGGCAGCGCCCGCTGCTGCACCGGCCATCATCTTGATGGCGCCGTGGTACCCCTTCATTAACCATCGACCAATTTTGAACAGGCCGTGAACAACAATCATTGAAGCCGCTACTAGCGCGAATTCGGCAACCATGAACTTGGTTGCCCCACCAAGCACCTTGGTGATCAGTGAGCCGAACCCCTTGACCAACTTGTCCCAGTCGGTCATGATTAGTTCAAACCGTTTGGAGGTTTGCTCCATGATCCGGCCGAACTTCTTAGAAGAAGCGCCGAGACTGGCCATGTTGTTGTCGGCCGCTTTTGCCGCAAGAGCGATTCTGGCTAGTTTGCGTTCAGCCTTGTTTAGTTCTCGCTCGCCGCGCAGGTGGGCTCTGACTACAAGATTTACATCGGCCATATGTGCTCCAGAGAGGACTCAGAGCCGGTTAGATACGAGGAGTTTTACTTGTTCGCCCGCTCTTGTCTCTCCCGGTCATCCTGTATAACTTTAGCACAAGCCAACAGAACAGCCCATTCGAAATCGTCACATTTAAGGAGTTCTACAGGACTAGTAGAGAACGCTTCTGACAGTCGCGCTGCAGACTTTATGTACGAATCTTCCCCTAGGAGAGTGAAGATTCGTTCATAGGGTCCACCGTGTCAACAACGTCTGAGAACCCTGCGGCTTCCAAAACGGCAAGAGCAGCCGATTCGACGTGAGGATCGTTTCCGAAGAAGTTGCGAACAGCATCCGGTACAGGACGGCCGGCACCGGTCATCTTGAGAATCACGGAAGAAGCGAAGTTCAAGGGATAACCATCGTCGTCCATGACTTCTTCGCCGTCCATTTCGACACCAACGGTCGAATGTCCAACGACGTAACAAGCGAACTTGGTTGGATCCAACCCGTTCTTGGTTTCTTCACCAGCCTGCTTGCGCCAATTGCGCATCTTTGATTGGTTGATGTTGGGGCTGATGCGAAGCATGACCCCTTCACGCTCGGGAACTTCGAGCAACACGATAGATCGTTCGACTTCCTTGGAGATCGTGTCCCTGAGGCGTTCGAGAATGCTGACTTCTGGGATGTCAGGGACCTTTGGGGCGCCGGTGGGGGCAGCCTTCTTTGCCGCTGGCTTTTCTTCAGAAGATTCGTCTGTGTATAGTTCAGTGCTCATGGGCAAAAAACTAGCACACCCGCGACTTGCTCACAGCAACTACCGAAAGTCGGAAAGATTTAGTGTGAAGCCAAGTCTGAAGTAACACCCTGACAGGCGAAGGTTAGCGAGAAGGTTGCTGGTGCTCCCGAAGAAGCATCACCTTCGGGCTCCGTGATACCTACCAGTAGCGCACTGGTGTAGATCCGGTCAGTTCCGGTGATTGTGATGTCGCAGTCCGTCAGGTACACGTTGAGCGTGTAGTAAGCCCGCCCGACCTTTGGCCTCAGAAGTGCCAGTTTGGCAGCAACGCCCTGGCCACCAAAGCCAGGTTCCGTGCTCTGCTCTTCTTTGTCGTCCATGTGGGCCGTGACAGTAATATCACCGATTTCGTAAGGGGCGCATAGCACAGATGGGTGCTCGGCTCCACCTTCGTAGACCTTCTCTACGGCTGCGGTAATTTCACCACCGGAAACCTGAGCGAATAGAAACTCACCCCACGAAGGGGAGATGTCGTCCGCTGGAGTGATCGAACATACGATCTGGCGCTGTGAAAGTTTTTGTGGTCCACCGTGTGGCATTTAAGTACCTCCGTCTACACCACTGAAGTGGTGAGGTTGCTCTTGACTATGTCGACATTGATTTGGTCGCCGACACTAGACACCCGAACGCCAATCTTTGCTTTGACGAGTCCATCCGCCAACTGTGTCGCGGGGTTGAGACTCTTGTCGCACTTGACGGTGTAGCCCATGTCGATTCGCCTGCCCAGTGCATCGAAGGCTTCGTACAAGGCCCCCGAGGTGCGGCGTGGCTCCAGAATGGCTATCAACCTGGCCGCAATCGCTGCGAAGATGTTGCCTCGGCCGTCGATAACACTGAAGACCAAGTCTTCGAGAGACTTGTTGGCCTCGTAAACGACTCCGTTGACTGTGTCCTGGGCGGTGATGTACCGGAAGTTGCTCGTGTCATTTGACAGGGAGCGTGCACCGTAGACCCGAACGGCTCCGTCAATGACCCGGAGGGCGTTGACATTGTCGTAGTCCAGTGCGTTGCCGACCGCCGAGTTGGCTTCGCTTTCGAGAGAGGCCACCCAGCGGGCTACGGAAATGATGCCAGCGCCCGGCTGATGGGAACCCTTGCCGTTATGGGCGCGTGCCCGACAGGCTGCAACGTATCCATCCGGTGGGATCTTGCGAGTGACACCGGCGAGGGCAGTTGGGACATTGACCCACGGCCAATACAACGCACCGTGTTCACCGTTCGATTCGTTGCTTCGGATTGTGATTCCCAGCGTTTCGGCTTGAGCGGAAGTTTGTGCCGCTGCCGAGTGGATGAGTGCGATCCGGTTGTGAGAGTTGGCGTGAGAGAGCAGGCCCTGGTATACGGCCTGAACCTCTGACTCCGGGCAAGCCACCGCACCGACCCCGTAGGCGTCGTTGAAGTTCGTCAGACCGGTGACGTAATGTGCAGAGGTCACGTTGGCGCGATCATCGGTGCCTGCTGACAGCGACTGGGCGTTAGCGAAGATGTCAACCAGTGCGCCGCCTTCGTCAGTCACGGTGACGTAGTAGGAAGCGATAGGGCTGCTGGTGAACTTGCTGACGATCTGATCGGTGGCCGTAGTGTCCGAGGCTACGAAAATCGTTGTGCCGCTGAGAGCAAGAGTGACGGTCCTGCTGTTAGCAACGCTGCCAGCAGCCGTGGTGATTGACAGACCGGAACTCCATGCACCGGGACCGTTGGCAGTGAACGTAACCGTGTCGTTGGTTCCGTCGTTCAGGGTTACAAACCCCGTAGTGGCTGCCGGGCCGGCTACGCGACTAATCCAGCACTGTGTGCCACCCTCTTCGAAGAAGGTTTCCACAGTTGAGTGAAGATACGCATAGGACTGGTACTGGCCGTAGACCGACTCAAAGTCGACAAGGCTGGCACAAAGGGTGGCTTTGTTTGTCGGACCCCGATCGGCGAGTCCACAAAAGAAAGCCTGTGAGGATGGCCGAATAGTGTTCCCTATTGGACCACTTCGGACTGCAGTTGAAATCGTGACACCAGGCATATGAACCGTCCCGTTGATATTCGTCTATTATTGTACGAGGACCTTATGGGGTCTTCGTGCAACTACTACCCATAAGATTACCACTATGGAGCCCCCGAAGAGTCATCCTTCTGAAGTCCGTGCGTTAATCTGACTTCTCTTCCTGGGTATCGCCGGCGCTACTCTTCGCGTCGGGCCGTTTTACCTCTTTTTCGCGAGGCTTTCCTCTATCAGTGGCAGGGGCTGAACAGGGGATAAGTGTTTTGTTTTCGATGAGTGCCCGAGTGATGTCATCTACTGATGACATTCCACCACAGGTCTTTGATGGTAGAACATGACCTTCGCTGGTGACCGTGCAAGAGGCCATAGTCGGGTTTCGCACCCAGGTCAATCCGGCAGGATCGTCGAGGTGGGATGCATGATCTGAATGCTTGAAAGTTTTATTCGCCATGATGAGATTGTACCTTATCAGTCGCCTACAGGATGTCCGAAGGAATCATACTTCCTCTTGACTGCCACCAAGCCACGTTCGATTGCATCCGCAACGTTTGGGTGATCGGGAGAACACAGCCCTAAAGCAAAAATGGCCACCCTGTGTCCATACCCACAAGTCGTAAGGATGAATCCGCTGTTGTTGTAAATTACCACAGCATTGGCGCGTTCGTAATCGAAGGCATCCGGATCAAGAGCGCTGGTTAATTCTTTGCAGATGCAGTCGGTTTCGACAATGGGCATCATTCGGAAGCACCACCCTGAACAGGGGCGGTCGCGAGTGAGAGTTCCTGAAGTGCCGCTCCAGCCGCAGTGTCCTTCGACAGACCGACGTTCTTAACCCCGAAGGAAACTCCGTCTTCGTCAACTGTGCCATAGGCCTTACGCATCACAACTTCATCAAGGGAGAGTTCATACCCTAAATAGGCACCAGCCAAAAAACGCTCACCTTTTAGAGGGGTAAGGTCTGAAAATTCTTCCCTCATACCCGACTCGTCAATCTCTGCCCGGAAGGAATGAGAAGGGTCAGTGGCTTTGAGGCTTGGATAATCCAACAAGGCTGAACGCACAACAGTTGTAAGACGGTCACGAATCAGCGTTGCGCTTTCCGAGTTGCCACCTCGACACCAAATGTAAGTTCTCATGTTGTATGCCACCCGATATTCGGGGTCCATACCGTAAGCAACGGTGCTTCCGCCGCCATAACCGACGCGCTCCAAGTTGTTTGTCGAGAGGGCAACCGTAATGATGGTGGGCCACTTGTCCAATGCCACGGGTTCGTAACTGAGATATTTGACAGGAAGAGGTAGTTCCGCGTCCGTGAGCCCTCCCCAGCCATTTCTGTAATCGAGTACGCGAGCAGGAAGATCCCCAGTCAGATAGTCGGTGACAAACTGCTTCGCAAAATGTGCACCGTGCATTAATCGAAGTGTAGGAAGTGCCATTACAACAGATCTCCGTCCCCGCCGTCTTCAAGGTATTCCCTCATCATCTTGCCCCAACGCCTGTTCGCGCCTGCTGGTTCAAAAATGATTTCACGTTTGGCCATGTGTTCTGTTCCATACTGGTGAAACTTTGCTATCCGAATATTGTTGAGGCTGAATTCGGCTTTGTGGCGATCGATGTCAATCTCTACTCCACGCAAAGTGGAGATGGCTTTGAAAAGTTCTCCAGTCTGGACGAGCGGTGGCGTTCCCGGGAAATGAACAGCCTTCCAAGACGCGTATTCTGCATCCAGCGGAGCCCAACCTCCCACGGCAAGACCATTGGCCATGAAGTTGCCGGTCCAGGCTTTCTGCAACTCGTCGCGGATTTCCTCTAAGGGAGGTTTGAAGTTCTTACCCCGGCGCTGTATCGCATCGATTTTGTTCTGGGCTTCGTCGTCGTCGTATTCGACATCAATATCGATCCGCATTACGAAACCCTTACGCGCCGGTATCTCTTAATGGCGAGCAATTCTTTTTCCATGAAACCGATTTCCGCCAGAGTGGTTTCTCTCGGATCGAGATCTTTGATGCCGACAACATCATCGTGCATGTTCTGCATCTCTCGAGCCGCAGCGCGCAAGATCATCAATTTGAACATCGGGATGCCGGAACCCAGCAAGCCTGCCGTATAGGTGACCGTGATCTTGTCGTTGGGCAGGCTGCCGTACACGTCGATTCCGTAACGGCGAATGACATAATTTGTATGTTCCACCAACGTGTCCGTAGTGGCAGAAGCCGACGCACCCCTACGCGTAACAGATGTAACAGTTACGATAGGACTATTGCGGAGATACACCGTCTCGGGCGGATCGGTAAAGGTCGAGACGGTGGGCCAGGCGCCAGAGACAGCGCTAGAAGAGTCATAATTGTAGAAAAAGGAGCCCATGGGAACGCCGACATGATCGGATTCCATCACATGCACCTCGTCCGTGTATGTGTTGACCTCAAGCGGGCGACCCAAATAGGTTTCCATCTCAGACTGTAGACCCGCCAAAATCACATCAGCCGAGTCCTCTTGCAAGGGACTCAGAGTCATGTCCATATATTTGACAATGTCGGCTTTGGTTACTAATGCCATGCGTTTCTACCATCCTCGCAGGCAAGTCACTACGATCCAGACCTTCTATTCCGCAGCGCTGCACGCGTCAGATCTCTTACGCTCTCGGTTCTGCGTCCTGAAGTCCTCCGCCTGAGAGCAGCACTTGCCAAACGGCGAGTTAGACCCGAGCGCAGTTTGAACCGGTCGGCCCAATTGGTTTGGATCCAAAAAGGCTGCAACGACATGAGCGTTACAAGCAGCCTAAATCCACTGAATATACCGAACTTCATAGAGGCTCCTACAGGATTCGAATCTAAGTAAGAGTCTACCATTCACTACCTGTCGGGATTGGGTGGCTTCTCTATAGCGACCTTACGACGAATCGCCAGATCGCTGTCAGTCGTCCCCGGCGGAGCCTCTACCGGAACCCACGCCCGAGAATACCTATGGTTCGCAACCTTCCGGTGCTTGATGATCGAACCATCTAACAACAACTCGAGTTCATCAAATTTCATATTGAATAAATCTTTGTATTGAGCGTCGGTCATACGCATGACACGTTTGAGTGTCTTGATCAATTTGGACAACTTGTGGGCTACCACCGCCCCACGTCCTCGATTGATTTGGATATGCAAGATCATCGCTTCCGCGTTGTCACAGTCGATCCACACCACGGGGACCTTCCCCTCGCACGCCTCGTTAAGGGCAGCATTGTCCAAACAGAGACGCAGGCGCTGTGCTCCATCGATGACATTGGATCCCTCCCGCTGCACCACCAGTGGCGCAAGAACTCCGTGTTCGGCGATGGACCGCGCCAAGACCAGCAGATCGGGCCTCAGAATATGAGTGGCGCCCCAGTCGGGAACGTTGAGGGATTCACCCTCGACCAATTCAATCTCCATTTTCATTCTCCTTCAACCGGAGCGTATGCGCTCGCGTCTTTGGCCCGACCGGCGTTACTGACCTGGCGCTACCAATTTCCTTCAGCAGCAAGTGACGCAACAGGTTTTCGAATGGATACGAATATGGATCACGAGCATGCTTGCGACGGAACTCTGCAGTCAACGCCTTAGCCCGCTGAGTATTACCGGGTCCGATCATGTAGGCATCAATGAATTCCGAAACACCCTCCCAACCGTTCTCGGAATAGAGGGCGATGAACTTGTCAACGTCAACATCTTTCCACCATCGCCGCTGGGCATCTATTTGTGGAAAACACTCGCAAAGACGATCAAAGAACTCTGGTTCCGTTGCTACCAAATCGCCGAGGCGGCGGGCAGCAACAGCGTGCAGTGGAACTCCGACTCTAGTATTGGATCCGGTCACCACCGCCCGGTCGTAATATTCGCAGTAGGGCGCGTTGTGTTCTTCCGAAATGAACCGGAACACGTCATCAATGTTCCAGTCGTAAATGATTTTGGCCAACTTGAGGGGAACGCTCTTGCTCAATTTGTAAGGATTATTAATGTAATTCTCGTTCAACTTCTGGACAACCGACCTGTAACGAATCATGGACTCGGAAGCCCTGACTCCGGTAATAAAAGCGACCTGACCGGCCTTGCCCTGCATCATGTATTCGTCCATGGGTTTGGTCAAGGGCTTGGAATGATCTAACCCAAAATGAAAGGCGGTGATGGCCCAGTCGGGTATGGGGCGTACCAGTTTTCCTTCTTTTGCCCGCTCTTCATCCCAGATGATCAAAGACTGTCGGCGGCCCAACACCCAAATCTCCGCGCCAACAGGCAAGCAATACCACTCCATGTCAACCCAGTCGAATTGACGAACCATGTTGACGTATTCTTCGACGAGCGGGCTGACCATTTCTTCGTCGCGGAAAATGACTTTTACTGGACCCAGGCCACGTTCTTCATGGATTTCTTTGGCTAGGTATAAAGCCGCCGTGCTGTCCTTGCCCCCGGAGAACTGAACGCAGACGGTGTCAAATGTGTCGTAAACGTGCCGGATTCTTTGTCGGGCCGCCTCGACACACGATATGTCGAGGAACATTCTCTGACGACTCATACTTCTGAATGAGAATCAATAAATGAGAGAATCTTTTGCCCTGTGGTGGTTCCGTCATAACCTGGATTATTTCGAAGCCATCTGATGAAGTCGTACCACCGCTTCTGCTGGTCGGCATCGTCAAAAACGATCGTGTATTGGACC